GCGTGCGGTTCGGGCGTCTGGCGCAGGAGCGCCGCGGCGTAGCCCGGCAGCTTCTTCAGGAACCATCCGGCCGTGGGCTTCGGGTACGCGGGATTCGCCTTGTAGTCGCGCGCGATCGCAAGGATCAGGGCGGCAACGGCCTCGGCCGAAACCTCACCCGATCCGGACGCCGCGGCGATCGCCTGCGTCGCGAGCTCACGGTCGGCCGTCACCTGCGCGCGCTCAAACGCCGCGCACACCATCTCGAGGTCTGCGGCGCTCGTGATCGCCGGGCGGGCTTTCCGAACGGCCCGGCGCGTCGCGTCCTGCGCCGGCGAGGGCAGCGGGCCCGCGGAGCGCGGCGGCGGCGGCGCGTTCGGGTTGATCTTCCAGGCTGCCGCCTCGGCCGCCGTCAGTATGCGCGGATTGCGCCCGACGCCTACGGTATGCCCGGCGGCGGTGTGAAAGTACTCGGCTTTCTTCCTGAGCTCGGCGAGCACTACCGCAAACGGCCGTATAACGTAGTGCGTTTCGATGCGGCGGCCGCCCTGCATGACGGTTTCAAAAACCTGCATTAGCCCCATCGCGCGCGCCTGCAAAATCATGTTTTGCGCCGTCTTCGGGCAGACGCGGGCGATCGCGGCAAAGTATCCGTAACTACCTTTCGTGTGCCAGGAGTGATCCGGCCGACGCGTCGCAAATCCCGGCGTCGCCTTGGTTGTCATGGCCTCGAACACGCGCCAGCGCGTCGGCGAAAAGTAATCCTCGATGTTGCGGAGCTCTTTCGGCAGGCAGCAGTTAACCGGGCTTCCTTCCGGCCGCCAATGGCGCGCGCTCGCTTTTGGGGCGTCGGATATCACAGGTTGCGCTCGAGGATATAAATCCGTGATCCGTCCGGAAGCGGCTCGCCCGCTTCCCACATTGCCCGGATGACTTTGCGTTCTTCGGCGCCTAAACCTTCAGCCTTGCTTTCCCAATCGGGCGCAATCTGGATAACGGAGCCTTTGGGGTATCTGACGCGCCTTTCGCGGTCCCGCCGCTCGCGTGCGTTCAGGCTCATCGCGCGCGCTCTTTCCGCGCCGCGCCGCGCGTCTCGCGGCCCGGCGGCCGCCGCAGCATCCAGAGCAGGAGGTCGGCTTCCCGGTGCGGGCACGCGCCGGGCGCCTTGCACACAAAGCACGGCCAGAGAGCACGGGCGCGATCGCTCGCAGGCGGCGCGTTCTTAGGGTCGTGTTGTGCGGGTTCTGACAGATTTCCGGCTCGCAGCAATGCAGCAAAAGGTTATGAGCGGCAGGAAAAGGTTGTTAGCGAACGGAGGGGAGTTGTACTTTTACTTGTCAGCCGACCGGAGGGTTGTTATATTACTTTCGTGCGCTTGCTAAGCGCCCGGCCCTTCCAATCACTGATGCTTCCACCCGCGTTCGCTGAGATCCAAATTCCGGCCAAGAAAAAAGAATTCAGCGGATGTGAAAAATGTCAGGGGTCCGGAGGGGCTTGGGGTCCAGAGGGACTCGGCCGTAATATTGTGTCGGATGAATCCTGGTAGTCACTGCTGACGCCGGGCTTCCGATAACAGATATTATTGTCCGGTTTCCCGACCGGAACCCCGCCCGAAACCATCCCGCGAAATGCGGCCGGATTTAAGGAAATTCCGGCGGAAATGCGGGCGGCGGCGGGTGACATGGGAGATGTCATAGGGTTCAAACCCTAAATTCTACAAAACACGACCCGTTCACGCATCATAAATCTCGCGGGCGCGCGTCTGGCGGACGCGCTTCGCGTCCTTCGTGCCGAAAGCACGAACGGAAAACGGGCGAAGGTCGGTAAAAATCCGATGTCAGTAATGTATCGCCGTGCGGGTCGGCGGTCTACGGGTACCGCTCGTTTACATGCGAACAAACGGCGAAAGCAGGGAAAATTACCCGCTGCCGCCCCGTAGAAATACCTGCCCCATTACGACCGACCCGGTACGGATGCGCTTTTCAGCACCATTCGCGGGGCTGTATTCTGCGCGGTGTCGGGTACTCTGCGCGCCGTGTTCATCACCATCCCCCGTTCAGCGCCGGGCGGCCGTCCGGAGCCGACCTACGCGCAGCTCATTCTCAGGGTGCGCCGTTCCGGACTGATCGACGGGCGTTTCTTCCGTACGGGTCAACGCGTCGACGAGTCCGCCCTCTGGCCCGCGCCCGCATACCCGGAAGTTCCGCTCCTGCTCGAGTTCGCCGGCAGCGAGCGCACGGGGCGCGGTCATAGCCGTTCGCCCGACATACATCTGCTGTGGCGTTATGACTCAGCGCGCCGCGGGTTCGACGAGATCGCGCGCGTCCGGAGCGACGGCGCGGAGTGGCTGCATCACCTCGAGCCGATCGTCCGCCGGCACATCCGGCGGCCCCCGGTCAGCCCGAACAGTGAAGCGCGCGAAGCGTCGCGGCGCGTGATCGCGGCGCTCGAGGGCGAGCTCGATCTGCTTGAGGACGAAGCGCACGAGCGGGCGCTCGCGCTTCTTTACAATCAGGTCGCGGCGCGGTTTGCGGCGTCAGTCGCGGACAGGGCCGACGGGCTGCACTCTCGCGCGCATCTTTTCAAGTGAGGCGGCCAGCTTCGGGTATTCCCGCGCCATCCACGCCGCTCGCGCGTAGACGTGATTATCGTTCGTACATATGGCTTCGCCATCGAACCCGCAGGCAAGCAATACGGCCATTTCGCTTCCGCCGATGATGGCCGGAACCCAGAAATCTCCATTTTCGTCAAGCGCAAATAGCCGCATCCACTTCGGCAGGCGTTTTTTTCCTGAGTTCGGGACGATATACCAGGTCACTCCCGCTCGCCTTTCATCAGCAGGAACCGCGCCGCCCAGTGCGCCATCGCCTGCATACTCCAGTCGTCGCGCGCCGGTTCGTCGTAGATGTAAAGCCTGAGCGCATCGGGCGAAAGCCCGAGCGCCTGCGCGTTCGCGATCAGCGAATCGGGCAGCGGGTCGTTGGCCGAAAGCGCGACGCCCGTCGCTTCCTCGATCGCGCCCGTCACGTTCTCGCGGGTGAAATCGCGCGACTGATGGGCGGCGGGGGTCACTGCTTGTTATGGTCCTCGCAGATAAGCAGCGTGCCGGCGGGCGGCCGCAGGCCCATTCGCTGTGTCTCCCCCAACGTCGCGCCCTCGCCGAGCTCCTCGCGGGAAAGCAGTCTGTATTTAGGGAAAGGCGGCATCTTGCCGGCGGGCGTCGGCAATATCATCACTTGGCCGCCCGGATTGATGCCGCGCTCGCTCGCGATTTTAAGAGCTTCGGGCCCGTCGGCCGCCTCGACGACGCACGCGCCGAGAAAACCGTGCTCTGACGCGAAACTGAGGTAAAACCAGGGCATCTGAACCAGCCTAGCCTGCGGCAGGGCTCACGGCTTCGCCTTCATCGAGCGTATGACGTCAGCGATCTCGCGCGCAGCCGCGCTGCGTTCAAGCAGCGCGAGGCCATTGTCGCTTGCCGTTACGCCGGCCACCTTACCCTTGTTCCGGCCGTCCGCAGCAAAAATAAGGAGGCACGGCGTACACAGCGCGCCGCAGGGATCCATGCCGTCGCGTTTCGCCTCGGCCATCTTCCGCGCGCCGTCCGCGCTGATGGTAACGTCCTGATCGCATCCGATACAACGGGTCCAGACGACGTCGGGCGGCGGCGCGCTTCCGCCGAGCTGCCAGTCTTTTACGGAACGCCCGGTAATGACAAACGCGGTGCTCATTGAAACAGCCTCGCCTGCAGCGCCTCGAAGTACGCGCGCGGAATCGCCCACGCCGGCGTCGCGGCGTACTCGACCTCGGGCCATAGCCAGAGCTGCCCCGCTTCGCCCGCGCGCCGCCGGCGGATTACCGCGATACGGTGCGCCGAATCCGCGCGCGCATGACAGCCTGCGCAGCGGATCCGGATCCCGCTCGTCAGAGGATCATGCGTCTCGTGGCTGAGGTTCGCGTAGCGCCCGATCGCGCGGCCGCAGTCGCGGCAGACCGCGCCGCGCACCTCGAGCAGGCGCGCGCGAAAGCGCCGCCAGGCGTGGCCGTAGAACGCGCGGTATTCAGGTCTGATCGGCATCGGATGCCTCGGGCTTATAGCCCATCCGTTCAGTTACTTTCTGAGTTGCGCGCAGCCATCGGTCTGCGGCGCGCGTCATACGGCGGGTAAGAACAATGTCCGCGACCAGCAGCAGCGCAATCAGCACCAGCAGCGCAATCTGTATTATTGGCATCACAGGCTACTGCGCCACCACCACGCTCACGACCGCCCGCGTCGCCGCGGTCGGAAAGACTTCCGTCTTTCCGTCGTGCCGCACGCGGATGTCCTCGGGGCTTATATCGATCCGCGCGTAGCCCGCCGTGTTTATTACGACCGGCGCGTGCGCCGCGTAGTCGACCGTTATCATCAGCATCATTCCGGCGCGCCCTCTGTTACCAGAGGACACGTTATCTCCAGCTCGCGAATCGCATCCGCTACGTGCGGCACAAACTCGAGAGCGGCTAATCCCCTGAGCGCCCCGTCCAGTTTGTCGGTAACAACTGAGTTCGTAAAGTAGCGCAGCGCGTTGGCTACGCCGTCGAGCGAGCGGGCGATCGCGAAAAGGCCGTCGACCACATTCGCGGCCTCGCCATTCCGATCTGTCTCATTCGGCGAGATCAGCGCCGCTTCGATTGCCTGCGCGGTTGCAACACGCGGATCGCTTGGCATAAAGAGAGTTTATGACGCCCGGCGCCAGTCGCGCACCGCGGCTTCCTTTTCCGCCGCCTGCGCCTCGACGATCCGCGCGAGCGCGATCAGTTCCTCTTTTGAGAGCGCCGGAACGTGCGGGCAGCCCTGCGCGTGCGTCTCGTCGCGCGAGTCCGGGTGTCCGCAGTCTGCGCAGCGAAACACTTTAGGCATTTCAGGGAAGTGTAAAACAAAACGGCCCGTTCCGGTATTACCCGGAGCGGGCCGTTTTGCTGAGTACATCAAATCGAAGATTGAATGGTTTTGCCCGTGTATTTGCAACCAGCGGCCCCCAACGACGCAGGGCCGATCATTGCTTACAGCATACGCCCGAAAGCGGAGGGCAGGGAGGCGGCAGCGCGAACGGGTCGGAATTCCGACTTTTCAGCCCCCCGTCGTGTGCCCTTGTGTGCAGTGACGGGCGCCGAAGGCCGTACTTTCCTGAACCCCGGAATAGCTGTAAGATCAGGCTATTACGTCCTCACGAAAACGCCCCGCACTTCCGCGCGCCGCGAAGGCGCCCAAAAAACAGCGGTTACTGAGTGAGTCAAAAAGTTCGGACGGTAAGACGCCGCAGAAGCAGAAACCAGCGAAAAAACAGGCAAAAACGCGCCGTGTGAGTCAAAATGCTCAGACTGACTCACCGAAAAAGCCCCGGAAACAGCCGCGGGCGTCGGGAAAAACCCCGCGGAAAGCCCCGCCGCGGATACGCCGCGCGTACACCGCAAATCCCGATTCTTCGTATCTGACGCAGGGCGAGGTGGACGCGCTTTTCGACGTGATCCGCACGCCGCGCGATCGCGCGATATTCCGGCTCGTCTACCACCGCGGGCTGCGCTCGAGCGAACCCGGATTACTGCAGCTCTCCGACTGGAATGAGCGCGACGGGCTGTTACACGTCCGCCGCGGAAAGAATTCGATATCGCGCGATCATCGCCTGGTAGCCGTCGAGGCGCAGGCGCTGCGCGCGTGGATCCGGATCCGCGGACGCGAACCGGGCCCGCTGTTTCCCTCGCGGCAGCGGCGCGCCGGCGGCTTCGGGATCCACCGTAACCAGCTCGACCGGTTATTCCGGCGCTACTGCGCCGACGCCGGGATCCGGCCCGAGAAGGCGCACATGCACGCGCTCAAGCACTCGTGCGGGACGCACCTTGCCGAGCGCGGCAATTCGGCGGATGAGATTCAGGACTGGCTCGGGCACCGGGCGGCGAAAAGCACCCAGGTTTACATGCACTTCAGCGATCGCCGGCGCGCCGCGGCGTGGGAGCGTAACCGGGACTGGCGCTAATTAGTCCATGCCCAGTGAATGAACCGGACTAACAGATAAAGGCCGCCGAGAAGCGCGCAGGCGTAAATGCCGGCGAATATAGTGAGGCCGCATCCACCCTGATCCAGTCGCGTCTTCCCGTTAATCATTTCGCTTTCTAGTGCGCTTTGCCGTTCGAATGTTCGCTGGTGATGGCGCGGATCAGGCCGTCGAGGTTCTCTTCGAGGCGCGCCATGCGGGCATCGGAAGCGGCCACGTATTTCGTGACCGTTTCGGCCAGATCGCCGATTGATTTTGAGGTAGCGGTCTGCTGGCCGATCAGCACAGCAAAAAGCTCTTTCAGTTCTGGGTCCATTATTTCGGGTCTTCCCCGGCGCGGGGCGCCGCGGCAAACATCTTTCGGGCTCGGTTCAGTATTTCGGTGTCGAAAGTCGCCACCGTGTCCACACATAGGGCATCAAGGTCCGAATCTGACATCAGGAATGTAGTTATCCAGTTTTCGGCCTTCGACTGTTCGGCGCCTGTTTTCGACCAGTTCGCCGTAGCTGCGAAAGCATAACCGGTTTCAACCCCTGCTCTGTTCTTAGTGCGCATAGCGATAATATGCAAAGCAAAATAGGAATTTTTTTCGTCAGCCACGGTGACATCACCGAGCTTGCGAAGTTCTCGCGAAGCGGCGCTGATAATCCTCGTCTTCAGCCCCGAGTCATCCGGCGCAGTCACCTCGAGAAGCACCTGGTAAACCGGCTGCGCGGCCGTGAGCGGCGCGCAGATGAGCGCAAACGCCAGAATGGCCTGAATCCGTAATTTATTCATTTCGCCTTCTTCGCCGCCTTCTTTTTAGGCGCTTTCGCCCATCGCGCCTGAACGGCTTTACGCGCGCTCTCGCTGCGCTCCTCTTTCGTCATCGCCTTCGCGCGGGCATGGCCGCCCTTACGCCCTGCGGCCGCTACATCGACTAACACTTTCCCTCCGTTGTTCGTGCCTGCCATGAATCCAGTTTAGCGCGTAGCGCTACGTGGCTGATTCGCATCTTTTTTTCTCCCTGAAAATAATTTACCATACGTGGCACTTACGTATTGCATTCTTCGTAGCGGCTACGTATACTTAACTCATGGCAACCAGTTATCAAGCATGGATCGAAGATCACGCGTACCACTACGAACGCGAGCAGGCCGCGCTCGCCCGCACGGCGGCCGCCCGCGCGATCGCCCGCGATATCGCCGACCTTCGCGCCGCTTACACAGTTTTTGTTCAGCAGTTCGCCTCGGCTGCCGAGCGCGACGCAGTGGAAGCGGGTTTCGCGGCGCTTCAGGCGGCGGATCCGATCGGCGATTCCTCCGCTTATGAGGACGCGGTTGCTTCGCTCGATCAGTTGATCGACGCGATCGACCGCCGCGCGGATGCGGAGCGCGCGGCGCTCCTCGCGCTGCCCGGCGCGATCGCGAACCCGGTTGCGCTCGCCGTCGACGGCTGGCTCAACGCGCAGCGCGCGGCTTTCGCCGCCGCTGCTTAACGACTTTTTCGGAGGAAAAATAAATGGCAACCGCACAGACAGCAGCGCCCGCGACCGAAGTGAAACTCGAATACGGCCGCCCGGAGCACATCGCGTTTCGCTTTCTCACCGCGAAGGTTTTCGACGGCTCATTCGGCCCGCGCGCGCTTTTCACGCTCGAGGGCGAACGCCGCATGTGGCTGGACGCCGAAGACGGCTCGGAGGTCGAGCGCCAGATCCGCGAGCTCGGCGTAAGCAAAGGCGAAACGGTTCGCGTTACGAAGGTGAAATATCCCCGCGGCGGCGGTCATTGCGTGCGCGTCGAGCGCCTCGCCGAAGGCTTCAGCGCGCCCGCGGACGACACCGCCGCGCAGCTCGAGAAGTCGATCGCGATCGCGCGCTCTGAAGGCCCGGCCGCGTTTCAGCGTAACGCCCACGTATTGCCGGCGGCGGCGCCCGCCTCCCCCGAGGTCCAGACCGCCGCCGCCGGCGCTGTGAGACATGGACACTCGCAGGATAACCCCGTCGCCGCGCGCCTGATGTCCTGCTACATGGCGTCGATCGACGCGATCAGCGAAGCGCAGGCGTACGCCGACCGCCGCGGGCTCAAGGTCACTTTCGGGCCCGAAGACGTCCGCGCGACGGCGATCAGCGCCTATATCCAGTTTGAGAAAGCCATGCTCGAGGTACGGCGGTGAGCGTGCCCGCGCGATACGAGCGCGAAACCTGCGAAACGTGCGAATCGCGCGATTCGCTCCTGCGCATCATGGACGCGCGCGCCGAAATGGCGCGCGCCACGATCGCCGCGATCCGGGGGATCGAACCGCTGCCGGTGCCCGCGGCGTCGATCAGCGATTCGCCCGCGGCGCGCGCCTACGCGGGCGCAATGCGGGCGCTCGGCGAGATCCGCGGGCGGTGCGACCTGTTCCTGCTGGCGGACAGCGGCGGGCGCCGCTGATCGGGTGCTGAATCAGCGGGGCGGCTGCAGCCCGGCGAATACCTCTGATATGCGGCTCAGCGCGCAGGCCGCGCTGCACACGTACCGATCATCCGGCCCGGAATTCTCGAATTTCCTGATTTCGATGCCGCGCCGGTCGCCGGCAAGCCGCAGCGCGAGCCAGTGACCGCGCGCCTGCTCGGCGTGGGTGCGGGTTCCGCAGGCGTCGCAGGTGTAATCGTCGGCCATTATTTTTTCGCCGCGGCCGCGGGCGCCTGCGCCACGCAGAAAAGGTGCCTGCCGTCCTGCGTCAGCACGGGCCCGGATCCCTCGCCGCAGTCTTTCACGACTACTTTAACGGCCGCCTCGTATTCGGTGTTCGCCGCGGCGAGCTCGGCCCGGAGATGCGCGAGCCGGCCGTCGGTGCGGAAGTACTCGAGCTGATGATCGAGCGGTATTGTCGCCGCGGCCGCGGGCCCGGATCCGCCGGCGGTCACGTCACCGCCCGTCTGCGCGAGCGCGGCGAACACGAGGAATGACGCGAGCGCGATAAGCAGTTTCATTTATGCCCCTCGAGAACGGCGACGCGCGCCGTAAGTTCCTGTATGGCTTTCACGAGCTCCGGAATCAGCCCCATATACGCGACCGAGAGATAGCCGTCGGTTTCCTTCCGGACGACGCCGGGGAATACCTTTTCAACGTCCTGCGCAATGAACCCGATACCCGGCGCGCTGTTTTTCGTCCAGGTGAATGTGACGGGCCGCAGCTTGAGGACTCCCGCGAGCGCGGCCGGAAGATCGGCGATCTTTGTCTTGAGCCGCGCGTCCGATGCGCAGCCGATCCCGCCCGCGTACGCCGTGCCGATGTTGCAGTTCCCGCCGGTGTCGGTTTCGGCGATGCCGTAGTTAGCCGCGGTATTGCGGATCGTCGCCCCGAGAGTAAGCGCGCTGATGCCGCTGCCGACTACGCTGCCCGCGGCGGGCGTAACCCCGTTGCACGTATCCGAGCCCGGAAAGCCGTTAATCACGCAAAGACTCTGAAAATAGGCGTTGCCGTCGCCGTTGATCTGGAATCGCCCGCTCGACTGCTGAAAACAGGACGACGAGCCGGCCGAGCTGCAGTTATAGAGCGTGCCGGCGTAGGTTCCGCCGTTATGCTGATTAGCCGTTACGGCGTTAAATGAAACGCTGTCGGCGGTCCCGAGGCCCTGGCCTTCGACGGTCGTAACATCCGCTTTTGTCAGCGCCACCGCGCCCGTGCGCGCGTTCCAGCTCGTAACGCCCGCGCTGCAGCCCGAGCAGCTCGAGACGGTGAGAGCGCCGCCGCCGGTGAGCCCATAAAAGCCGTTGCCGACGGTAATGCCGCCGGTAAGGGCGAGCGACTGAAAAGCCGCGGCTCCGTTGCCGTTGATCTGGCCGGCCCCGTTTCCCGCAACGAAAGCCGGATTCGCGCCGGTTGCCGAGCTCGAGAAGCTCGGCCCCTGATAGCCGCTGTTAACTGTGCAGTTGACGGCCGGCGGCGCGCAGACGGTCACCACGCCGCCGCCGGTCACCACAAAATTAGAGTTCCCGGTAAAAACGCCGCCGCTGTTGAACTGGACCGCGCCAGACGGCCCGCCGGGCGCGCCGCCCGCGGCGAGCAGCGCCGGCGCACCGCCGTTTACGGACAGCCAGAGCCCGGCCGTAGTCGCCGAAAGCATGGCGTTACCGACGCCCGTGCCGCCGCCGAGGCCGGTCGTCGCCGCGGCTTTCAGACCGAGCGCGGTGCTTTGAAAGCCCGCATCGCCCGCGCCCGTGATCGAAAACGTACCGCTCGACTGCTGGATAACCTTAGTCGCGCCGGTTGCCACGCTGTTAAACGTGGCGTTGACAACCACATTCTGAAACGTGGCGTCGCCGTTGCCGAGAATCTGAGCGGCCCCGTTATTCGCCACGAAAGCCGCGTTCGTGCCCGTCGCCGAGCTCGAGAATACCGGCGCCTGAAAACCGGCATTCACGCCGCCGGTGATCGTCATGATATTCGCGGTGCTGTTAAAAACCAGATTCGCGGAACCGGCAAACGCGCCGGCGTTGTTGTACTGGATCGAAGTCGCCGGGCCGCCGGGCGTTCCCGAGCCGCCGCCCCCGCCCGTGAGCGCCACCGGCGGCGCGCCGTTGAGCGAGAGGTACAGCCCGGCCGTGGTCGCCGAGAGCAGGGCATTACCGACGCCCGTGCCGCCGCCGAGCCCGGTCACTGCCGCATTTTTCAGACCGAGCGCCGTCGTCTGAAATAACCCGTCGCCTGCGCCGGTGATTCTGAAAGTCCCGCTCCCCTGCTGAATCGCGGAGGTCGCGCCGGTGGCGAGCGAGTTAAACGTAGCGGTGACGCTCAGATCCTGAAATAACCCGTCGCCGTTCCCGAACACCTGAAAGGTACCGCCCGAGTTCGTATAGGCGACGGCCGTGCCGCTGTTTGAGCTCGAGAACGCGGGCGCCTGAAAACCGGCCGTCGCCGCGCCCGTGATCGTCATCTGGTTCGCGCTGTTGTTCCAGAGCAGATTCGCGGTGCCGGCGAATGTGCCGGCGTTGTTGTACTGGATCGAATTTATCGGAGCGCCCGGACTTCCGGCGCCGCCGCCGCCCGTGATAAGCGCCGGCGCGCCGCCGTTGAGGGAGAGATAGAGCCCCGCGGTAGTCGCCGAGAGCTGCGCGCTGCCGACGCCCGTACCGCCCCCGATGCCGGTGACGGGCGCGGCCTGCAGGCCCATCGCGACGCTTTGAAATAATCCGGCGCCCGCGCCCGTGATCCTGAAAGTTCCGCTCGCCTGCTGAATCGCCGAGGTCGAGCCCGTCGCAAGCGAGTTAAAGGTCGCGGTGACGCTGAGATCCTGAAATAACCCGTCGCCGTTGCCTTTAATGGTGAAGGTTCCGCCGGCGGTTTCAAAAGCGTTATTTATCCCCGTGGCCGAGCTCGAGAAGGTCGGCGCCTGAAAGCCGGAATTCGGCGTGCATCCGGTCGCCGGCGGCCCGCATATCGTCATGATGGCGTCGGGGTTGTCCCACACCATATTTAAGGAACCGCCGAGCGCTGCTCCGCTGTTGTACTGCACGCTGTTGATCGGGCCGCCGGGGCTGCCGCTTCCGCCGCCGCCGCCCCCGTTCAGCAGAACGGGCGCGCCGCCGTTGACCGAGACATAAAGCCCCGTCGTGGTTGCCGAAAGCAGCGCGTTACCCACTCCGACGCCGCCGCCCGCGCCCGTCGCGGGCGACGAGCGCAGCCCGATCGCGAGCGTGCCGGCCTGGAGCGAGTGCGCGAGAGAAAAGCCCTGATCTATAATCCCGTCGGTCGTGTAAAGGATCGCGCCGCCGCCGCCCGCGCAGCCCGTTGTTTTCGCGCGTATGACGAGCTTGTAGGCGATGCCGCCGCCGAGCCAGATGTCGGCGCGCCCGTAGGCGTCAAGTATTACCGGGTTCGGGTTCGCCGCGCCCGCGGCGTTTGAATAGGTTGCGAGCGGCGTCGTCGAGCCCGCCTGATAGGACTGGATACAGCCGCCGGCGAGCGGCTTGCCTGCGTTGTCGAAAAACTGCAGCCGCGGCGCGGGCGAAAGCGACGCCGCGGCCTGCCCGTAAACGGCGGGCGCGCCCGCGATCGCGAGCGCGCCGATAAGAATAATCGCTTTCATGGTGGTTACTCCGTTCCTGTCTTTTTCTTCTTTGCCGCGGCTTCGGCTTTTTTCGCCGCGGCGTCGGCCGCTTCCTTCGCCATTGCTTCCTCGCTGAAGTTCTCGCGGAAGGCTGCGCCGGGTGATACCGGCGGCGGAAACTCCCCGAACATTCCGGAGCCCTGAAATTCTTCGGCGTACTTTGCGCGCTCGGCGTAATTGCGCACGGCCTGCGTGAGCGCTACCGGATTCCGCTTCTGGAGATTCTTCGCGAGCACAACCACGTCGGGCGGGTAGTTGTGACTGGCGAAGAAATTCGACTGGCGGGTAAAGTCGTCGAGCGTCATATCGTGCGCCGCGGCGTCTTCAGTCAGATCGAGCGCGCGCCTGATCTGCGGCGAAAGCGAATAATCCGCGTTCCCTTCAACGCGCGCAAGCGGCGCGGCGAGCCGCTCCATTTTGCCGCGCAGCGCATCCGGAATCGAGTCGAGCTGTTTTGCGTTTGAGAAGAAACGCCCGAGCATGAGCCCGGATACCCGCTCCTGCCCGGAGCGGGTAAGCGCGCCGCCGCGGCGCAACTGCGCGCCCTCCTGCGGGCTGATAACGCCGTCGTCCATCAAACGCGCGAGTACTTCGCCGCCCGATTTACCCTCGAGCGCCTGCGCGAGCGTGGCGTCGGGCCCGATCGCGTCCATACGCTTTGAAATGTCCTCGAGGGTAGCTGTCGAGACGCGCCGCGCGTCGGCGATCGCGCGCTCGGCCGGCGTGAGCGCCGCGGTGCCGGCTTTGTTGAAATCGGTAATCGCCTTCTGCGCCGCCTCGGGCGTTTCGAGCGCGCCGTCTTCCACACGCCGCACGAGCACGGGCTGTTTCATGTACGCGTAGGATTCGGGATCAATCCCGTAGTGCGCCGCCGTGCGGTCGAGCTCGGCCCGGTAGGCGGCCGCGCCCGCGGGATTGTTCTCATAGACGCGCCCGAGAATCATGGTGCGGCCGTTGCCGCCGAGTACATTACCGTCGCCGTCGATTATGGGCGGTCCGCTCGAGGCGTCGGGCGCGGTGTTCAGCAGGTTGCGCGGCCGGAAGCGTGAACCCTGCGACCAGTCGATTATCTTGCGCTGATTTTCGGGGTCGTCGTAGTTGCGGTCGTTCTCGTATTCGTAACGCGGGTTGCGGTTGAAGTTGTGCGGATTGTGCGAGGGCTGGACTTCGGAAAGTTCCCTTACTTCGTATCGGCCCGGATAGGTATGACTTTCGCCGGGGGTTTCAACCGTCGTTCCATCGCCCGCCGCGCGTATTTTTCTCGCGCCTGGGCGATTCGATTCGTAAACCGGCGGCCGAATTCCAGTTGTTCCGGCGTCCACTTCGCCAGTTGTTCCGGCGTCCACTTCGCCGGCTGTTCCGGCTGCTGCTGGCTGTCCTGCACTCCCTGATTCTACCTGCGCCATGCGCGCGTTGTGCCAGTCGACGCGGTCCTGAATCATCGGGATCGTTTCTTCGGACGGCGGCCGCGCTTCGTCGAGCTGCCGCGCCGCAGTAGCTATGTTGTCGGGCGTCGCCTCGAGGTTGTTTTCGATGAGGTGCTGCGCGATGCGGTCGGCTTTGCGGGCCCGGTTCGCCCATACGATGTCCTCGGCCTGATTCGCGAGATAGGCGCTGTGTTTGTCGATGTGGTCCTCGAGGATCTGGGCCGGCGTCAGCGCCGGCGTCCCGGCGCGCCGCGCGTTCGCGAGGTCGATCGAGGCGCGGAGCTGCTGCTCGAGGTCGCTTGCGGGTTCTGCCGCGGCGGGCTCGGCGCTGATCTGCGCCGGGTTCGCCTTCGCCATGAGCGCCGGGTAATCGTTCAGGACGGCTGCGGGCACGGTTTCGCCCGCATCGAGCGCGCGCCTTACAGCGCCCTCGTGCGTTACGCCCTCGCCCATTACCTGCCCGTTCCCAATCGGCCTGTTATGGGTGAGGTTTACCCAGACATCGGCGGCGTTTCCGCCAGTCTGCCGGATCGCCTCAGCGCGGTGGTGGCCCTCCTGAATCTTGATATTTCCCGCTTCGGTTTCAATACCCGTGAGCGGCGGCGGTTCTGAGCCCTGCCCGATCCAGTCCACATATTTCTGAACGGTCTGGTTTCCGGGGTGCGGCATCCCCTCGGGAAAGATGAGTTTCGGATCGTCGAGCGGATAGCGGCGAAGCTGTAACAACTCGCCGTCGGAATCCTTTGCATAGGTGCCGACCGGGTAGCGGTTGAACGTGGGCGGCGTGTCTTCATTCGCGCGGTTTTCGAGCGTGCGCGCGTGCATTTCCGCTTCGGTGTAGCCCCCTGTTTCGGGTGCGGCGGCCGCCGTGCGCTGCGGGCGCGTATCGCGATAATCGATGATTTCGGACTTAGGAACCTGCCACGGTTCCGGCAGCGTCGCCGCTGGCTCGGTTACGGTTCGCGCGTCCGGGCGTTCGTCGATAACGTCGCGGTTGACTTCGGGAGTTGCCGCCGCTTCGGCTTCCGTGGCGCGCGCGGCTTCCGCGCGGGCGAGGCTGCCGGGTACTCGGCCCGACGGCAAGCCCTCGGCCGGTATCGGGGAGAAATCGGTCGCCGCGGCGGGCGACGGCTGGATATCCGCCCATGCGGGAGATTCGCGTATTACATTGGGCGGCGGCGCAGGCGTGCGCGCAGCGCGGGCGGCCGCTCTTTCGGCCTGAACCGCATCGAAAGCGTCAACCGCAGCCTGCCCCTTCGGGACCAGTTTCAGCAGACGGCGGGGATCGCTCGCCGCCATGAACGTTTCAAGCGCGCCCCGTGTGCCATTGCTCACTGCGGACGCCGCGCTTTTTGCTGCTGCCGGCAGTTTTTCCCATGCGGCCGCCGCGGCTTCGGGCGCGACGAGCGGAGCGACAAACCCGGCCGCCGAGCCGAGCGCGCCCGCATAATCGCCCTTGTTGTACTGCTCCTGCATCCGGTTCGCGGTTGCGGTCGCGCCGGGCCCTACGATCGGAAGATTCCGTATATCCGGATGCTGCTGAAAATTCCAGAGCTGATCCTTAAACGCGCCGAGGAGCTTTCCTACCGTGCCCGCGCCCACATCGCCGCGGTGGATCGTATCGAGCACCTCGTCTACGAACGGCGTAACCGCGTCATCGTAAAACGACTTGAAAAAGTGCCCGGCCGGTTTGAGCGCCGGATTTGCGGGCTCGAAAAAGCTGCTGCGGCCGGTTTCGGGTGCGGCGGGCAGCGGCTCGGAGCTCACAACCGTGAGCGGCGGGAGCGGTTCGGAACTGACTACCGTAAGGGCGGCCATGATTTTATTGCGGCGTAATACTCCCGTCGGCCGCTTTCATCCATTTCGAGCCGTCGCTCAGTTTGTGAACGCCGGGCGGCTGGTTCGCGAGCGCGGCTTTTACATCAGCCGGCACGGCCGCCGGCGCGGCCGCCGCCGGTTTCGGGCGCGCGGCGTTTTCGCCGTAGCGCTGTTTGAAGGTCTGATCAAGGTTGCGGCCCGCAGCGTCGGTGACGCCCGCGAGCGCGCCGTTGAGCGTGCCCGCATCCATTGCGACATTCGGGCTTGACTGCTCGAGCTGCGTCATGAGCTGCGCCGGCATACGGCCGCCCATGAGCGCTTTACCCTCCTGAAACACCAGGTACCTCATGTTGGTCCTGAGCTGCTGCGCCTTCGCTTCCTGTTCGGGCGTTAGCCCGATAGCCGTTCCCGCCGTCTGTTCGGCGCTGCCGAGACGGCCGAGAATCGGCCCGATGCGGCTTTGAATCGCCGGATCCGCAAGCGCTGCCTTTACCTGCGCGACCGCATCGAGCGCGTTACGCGAGGCGCGTTCCTGATCGACAGCCGTGCCGGTGAGCGGCTTCGGATAGGGTAATCCCGTGTTCGCCGTGAACGCCTGCATAACGGCGGTGCGCAGCGGCGGCGGGACGGTGTTTGCGGTGTCGGGATTGTCCTGTACCTGTTTCGCCCATCCTTTAACCGCGTCGCCGCCGAATTCCATCGCGAATTTCTTCGCGTTGATGCTGGCGTTCTGCTGCTCAAAGGCGATTCGCTTCGCGTTCTGCGCCTGCGTCACCTTGCGGTCGGCTTCGGTGTTTTTCGCGTTGAGCGCCGCCTGATCGGCCGTCGTCTGCTGTTCGGCCGTCAGAAGCGAGCGGCGCAGCGCGGCCTGCGCGGCCGTATCGAGCGCCATCGGGATCCGCTTCAGTTCATCCGGTGTCGCTTTCGCGGCAATTGCTGCGCTGCGCGCGGCTTCCAGTTGATCCGGCGTCTGAGCGGCGGCGGCCGCCTGCAGCGCGGTGGTCACTTTCACGACGCGTTCTTTTTCTTTCGCAAGATCCGCCCCCTGTATGGCCGCCGTCCCGCGATCAGCCGCGGCCTGCGCGGTCTTCCGCTTGTCGAGAAGATCCTGCACCACGGGCGAGTGCGAGAGCATCGGGCCGACGATCGCCTTAACGCCGTCAGTTGTCGGGTTCTGCTGGAACTGCCGGAGCGCCTGCGCGGCGTCGGCCTGCGTTAACGCGCCGTGCTGGACGGCCGACGCGATTTTCGCGGTAAACGTGCCCGGATCGTAACCGCTGTCGGCAATGTCCAGAACCTCCTGCCCGAGATAATTCGCCTTTGCCGTCTTCGCGTCGGTGTCCGCTTTCTGGAACTCTACGGCGTTTTTCTTCGAGGCCGTGATAGCCGTCTGAATCCCCGGGATCTTTGCGCCGAGCCCGGCCTGCGCGAGCCCCGGATAAAGTTTGTTTTCGTCGAGCGTTACCGCGCCGGTATTGGGATCGGTCATGTACGCCGATTTGAAAACAGCGTTCAGCGCGTCCTGCTCCTGAATCGCTTTTTGCCTTTCCTGCAGCTCGAGCGCGCCCGACTGAAGCGCCTGCTGCTGTACCTGCGACTGAACAAAGCCGTTTTTGAGCGCCTGAATCTTCGCGATCTGGCTCAACGGGTCGAAAGACTGCGGCGCCTGCCATCCCTGCATCGCGTTCGTAATGAGAGTCGGATCGAGCGCCATAAAATCCTCCTACCCCTGATAGCCGAGCGGCGCGCCAACCCACGCCGGCAGACTCGGGTTTTTGTTGCTACCGCCCATAAGGCTGCTGAGAAGCGAGCCGGTAAGGTAGCTGTTAATCCCCCCGCCGATCGCGCCGGTAACTGAATTGATGCCCTGATTGACCGCGGCCCCCTGCCCGAGCGTCCCGCCCGCCTGAGCGTTGCCCTGCTCGGTAATCAGGTTCGCTACGGCGTTCGCTTCGGCCGCGCCCGTCGTCGCGAGCGTGCTTCCCGCGGTCTGCCCGCTGCCCGAGAGCGCCGCGAGCCGGTTGTAGGTGTTCGTCTGCCCGGTGTTGAAGGCATTAAAGCGCGTGTTGTAAGCGTTGAGCCCGGTATTTACATTCGTGTTGTAGGTGTTGAGCGCCCCCGCGAGATTCGTCGAATAGGAGTTCAGCCGGTCGTTGAAATTGGTGTTATAGCCCGTCAGAGCGCGGTTGTACACGTTTTGGTATTCGTTCGACGCGTAGTCCTGTCCGGCACGCGTGAGCGCCGCGACTGTGCCGCCCGAAAATGCCCCGCCCGACGCCGCCGCGGCGCGCGTGAGCGCCTGCTGGCTCTGCTGCAGCCGGAACGCATAACCGGGATCGTTGGTGTTATCGAGCGTAGGCGCGGTGAAAGCGGCGCCCGGATCAAATGCCGCATAGGAAAACGGCGCGGGCGTGTTGTACGTTTCGCCGAACGGCGTTACGAGCGCGCCGCCGGGCTGCGTGCCCGATACGAGCTGCGCGAGCCCGCCCTGTCCCGCCGTGAGCCACGGGGCGAGATTCCCCTGCGTGATATCAAACTGCCGTTTCTGCTCGTCGATCGCCGCCTGTCCCGATTGCGTTTGCTGCGCGGACGCTTTCTGTGCGGCGCTTTTATTGATGAGCGCGCTCCCGATCCCGCCGGCGGCCGTCGCCGCCGCGCCGACGCCGAGCGCGATCGCCGCCCCTGTCCCTATGCTCATAGCGGTAAATCTCCCCTGCCGAAAGTGACCTGAGTAAGCCGCGCGCCGTCCCCGTCGCCCCAATTGGCGAAGATCGCGCGCGAGTGAAAGTATGTCGCCGGAAATAAGAGCATCCGGTTAAAGCGCGCCGCGGTCCTGCGCCACGGTTTCCAGCCCTCGGCCGAGCGGCCCTCGACGGAGCGCAGATGCGGCGCGGCGTTTTCGCGCTCGCCCGTCGCGACGTGCTCCCAGAAAACCGTACCGTCGCCCGCGGGCGGATCCGGATTGAGATACAGCAGCGCCGTCCAATCGCCCATATCGACATCGGTGTGAATAAAGTGCGGCTCGGTCTGCCCCTCGGGCGACTTCCGGAAAAACGAAAGCGTGGGCGTCGCGCCCGGAAAGCGGCCGGCGAGCGCGAGCGCGACATCGCCCTCGGGCGGGATCGCTATACCGTGAAACGTCGCCTCGGGGAACGCATAGGTTTTGTACTCGAGCGTGAGCGCGCGGGCCCGGTGCCGGGCCGGATCCGGCAGAAAGTCATCGAAAACGCGGTAGCCTTTCATGCCGTGAGCGCCTTCCGGTAGCGCATTTCGACGGGCTCAAAACCGCTGTGCAGGTAGAATTTCGCGACCTTTTCGGGCATTGAGTCGAACAGATGAACCATCTGGATTTCGCCCGCGCCGCGCGAGCGCGCCCACTGCTCGAAGCGCCGGTAAAGCCGCACGCCTGCGCCGCGGAATTCCGGGCGCACGAACCAGAAAAACTCCTCGGCTACGATCCCGTTGCCGTATATCTCCGGATGCACGAGCCCGCCGATCACGCCCACGATTTCGCCATCAGAATCCGCGGCGAAGATTACGCCGGCGTCGAGCTCGAGAAACTGCGTCCATATCTCGCGAAATTTCGCGAGTGAAAAGTGATCGAGGAAACGCGACGAGGCGTAAAACGCGTGCGCCGTTTCTTCCACGCGGTCGAGTTCGTCGATGCCTATTTCCCGTATCACTTCATTCGCCGCCCGCGCGTACCAGCTCGCGCCCGTTCGCGGCTATCTGCCAGTTGCCGGCGAGCGCGTGCTGGCGCATAAAGAGCGCGAGCGCGCCGCGCGCCTGCGCCTCGATCGCCTGCGCCTGCTGGCGGAAGTCCGCGAGCAGCGCGATCAGCGGCTCGTCGAGCGCGACGACTTCCGCCCGGGCGGCTTCTTCCGCGGCTTCCGGCCGGCTGTTTCCGTTCCGTTCCTTCATTGCGGCCTGTTCGTTCATGGCGTCCTTTACTGCCCCGCCGCCGGCGCGTTGTTGCGCTCGCGCCACTGCGTAACCTGGCCGTCGTTTATCACGGCGGCCGCGTAACGCGGCATGAAGGCCGCGGCTATCGAGTCGTTCTGGCCCGAGAGCGCGACTTCGGTCGCGCCGTCGTTGTCCTCGCTGATGAACTGCAGGATATTGGTCTGCGTAATCGTGTCCTGCAGGAAGTACGTGAGCGTCTGCGTTGTGGCATAGTCGAGCGTGAGCGGCATCTGCTCGGCGAGTATCCGCTGGCGTACCCAGGCGTCATCGGGCGTCGGCGGAATTGCGAGCGCCGTATAGTATCCGGACCAGTTCACGAGCGTGATCGAGTTGCGCTGGCGCACGACGGGGCGCGAAAGATATTTGCTTTGCAGTGTATTGTCTAAAGCGGCCATTAAAAACCCTCCTGTACGGGCAGTTGTTTCGCGCCCGCGAGTTGCTGAATCGCAAGAATCGCATGCATCAGAATTTCGTGGATGTTGAGGTCGAGGACGTCGGTTTCGTCTTCGTCGTCTTTGCGGAGCCTGCGCCGCGACGAACCGACCGCGTGCGGAACGACGTCCCGCACTTCGTCCGCAATGAACGAAACGACGCGCTGCCCGTCTTTCGTGCCCGCGAGTCCGTTGTATTCGGCTTCGACGGGGCGCAGCCTGCGAATCACGTCGAGGCCGCCTTTCAGGTTCCGCACGTTGCGTTTCAGTCGTAGGTCAGACGCAACCTGCCAGGTACTCGTTGAGGCCTTCAGGGCCAGGTCAGTACCTATCTCCAGCGAATAGGTGGGGGTGGCCGTCATTATGCCGACGCAGCTTCCTTCGGTGACTCGCATCACCTCGAAAATTCCCGTTGAGGCCAGCCTGGTGATGTTGAAAGTCATGCAGGTCGAGTTATTCGACGGATTCCACGCTGCCTTACTGACGAACTGAATGCAGGCCGACTGCGCGTAACCGGAGCCGTTCCAGCCCATCGCGTTCACCTGGCCGATAATCTGGCTGGCCGCTACCGCCGCTGGCGCGGCGTTCGTCCCGCCCGCGCAGCGGAAGTTAACCAATGCCCCCTGCGCCCCATAGGAGTCGAGCGACATCTGCGCCATCTGCGCATCTGCGCCGACGTACTGGATGCCGTCGCTGTAGCTCATCGCTCGCGGCGCGGCGGTGTTTTTGCTGACGACGAGCGCGTTCGTCAGTGAGTTGTTCGCGTTGCTTCCGACGGCAAGATTGCCGCTTACGCACAACCCGACGATAGTGCTGTTGAATGCGCCGAAGCCGCCGAGAGTAATCGGCACGGCTGCGGGAGTACCGGCGTTATCGGTCGGGGTGATAATCATCGGACTGCCCGAGCCGAGACTGAGGAGTTGAAAGCCGCCTACATGCCCTGCGGTGTCTCCATGACAAAAGATGGTAGACCGCGTGCCGTTCATGCGGATATTGCCGCCCACTTCCAGCGCAGCCGCGCCGCCTATTGCAAGCGAACCCACTACGACCGGCCCGCCCCCACCATTCAGGGCCAGGTACTGGTTGGTAGCTGACTGAATCTTGAAATAGTAGGATCCGGTAATCCCGCCGAAGCTGTAGGTTGCGGACTGCGTAAGATTCGCCGGAAGGATACGAATTGCCCCGCCCGAATCGCTGCTGTCGTTTGAAACGATGTCGAGCTTAACGGCGGGTGACGCCTGGCCGATGCCCACGTTGCCGTTGGTGTTCAGAATACGGAACCGCTCTATCCACCCGCCGCTGCCGGGATAAGTTGCGATTACGAAATCGCCCGATGTCGGGGCTCCGCCGGCCGGAACGCCGCCCATGCAGAGCGTTACCGATTTCGTCGCCAAATCATCGAGCTGAAACTGGATGTATGGCGGCGCAGATGAAGTAGCCGCATTCAGCCGGATCATGGGCTGCCCGGTCAATGCGCTTGCGATGCGAATAGAGGCGTTCGTCGCCCCGATAAGGTCCAGCAAAGCAGCGGGTGAGCTATTGCCGATGCCGACGAAGCCGCTTTGGTCAATCCGCATGGCTTCAGACTGCGTTACGGTGTTGTTCGCGATGACGCGGAAAGCGATTGCTCCGCCGCGTGCGGTGTCGCTGTACGCCTGGGTCGAAAGAAATCCGATCAGCGCAGACGCGAGAGCGCCATAGCCGGTCGCGCCGTATCCGTAACCCCGAATCTGTCCCAGGTACTGCGCGGAGCCGCTCGCCGTTTTCGCCGCGTTCGTACCGTTGCTGCTGCGGAACGTCAGAAGGCCGCAGTTGTTAGCGCCGAAGCCGTCGAAGCCGATTTCAGGGAAAGACCCGTCGGCAGCCGCAACCTGCACCGCGCCGATGGCTCCGTTTATCAGAGCGGTGAGGGGCGAGGCGTTGCCGGTAACGACGAGGCCGGAAGCGGGCGACGAGGTGCCGATGCCTATTTTCCCCGCGTTCTGCAGCTGGAAGCCGGCGGCGTTGATGTTCTGCGTCCACGGCGTCTGTGACCCGCCGCCGGTCGCCGCCGTGGTCTGGATTGTGCCGTCGCCGAATTGCACGCTGCCGCCGGACGACAGTACGAGTTTGTTCGCGTTTATCTGCCCGGAGGTGTAAAGGGCCTTAACGGTTACGGTGCCGTCGTTGCGCGAGATGTAGAGCGGCGCGTCGATATAGCTGCCGGTGTCACTCCAGCGGGCGATGAAAAACGCGCTGCCGATATTGCCGCCGCTTTCGGCGGAGTTGTCGCACGCGAACGTCCAGCGGAAGCCGTTCGCGTTATCGCCGAAGGCGAGATTCCGGTTACTGCCCTGCGGTCCAAAAATGACGAAATTGGCGTTCGCCCCTGCGGTCGTAATGCGTATTTCATCGGTGGCGAGCAGGGATGCCGCCGCGCCGCCGTCTGGTTTGCCGATTGAGACGTGGCCCTGAGTGTCGATTGAAATCCGCGATATTGCCGACGTCTTCAGCGCAAGCGCAGCGCCCGCCGCAGCGCCGACGCTTGCTGCGTTCAGCAGGTTATGAGAAGCCGCGTCGATGTCGGACAGCCACGGCGTCTGTGAGCCGCCGCCGCCGGTGGCCGCCGTGATCTGAACCGTATTGTCGGGAAAAACGAACCCGCCCGCGCTGCTCTTAATTTTCCCCGCGGCCGCCAGTACGATCCCGCCGTCATCCGCCGCGCTCGCCGTAATGTGCCCCGCCGTGTCGATCGAGAGGCGCGTCGTTTGCGATGAGCCCGTAGCGATAAAGAGGCTGCCTTTGGGCAAAAGATAAAGCGGCTGTTGGGGAATCAGAGCAAGCGCCCCGGGTGACAGAATGGCCTGCGAGCCGGTTGCGGAGAACTGCAGGAAATCGAGCTTGTCGAGGCTGTGACTTGCGGCGTCGATGTTCGATAACCACGGCGTCTGATTCTGCCCGCCCCCGCCGCCGCCCGAGGTAGCCGCCGTGATCTGAACCGTGCCGTCGGGAAACGTAAGCGGCCCCGCGATCGCGAGCGCCTGAAACTGCGCATTGCCGTTCCCGAAAATTACGAATGTGCCCGTGTATTGCTGGACCGCCGCGGTTGTGCCGGTAGCTTCCGAGTTGAAAGTCGCGGTAACGATGAGGTTCTGAAAGTAGCCGTCGCCTGCGCCGGTGACGTAAAAGCGCCCGTCTTTCTGCTGAAAGGCGTGCTCGACGCCCTCGGCCGTCGAATTGAACAGCGGGGCTGCGACGCCTGTGCCCGGAGGCCCCGAGAGCCAGAGACTTCCGTCATGAAACGTGAAAGTGGGATCAGAACTGAGCGAGCCGCCGGCGTTGAAAACAACCTGCGTATCGTCGCCGGGCGCGTTCCCGCCGCCCGCGCCCGCCGCGGCCGTTGCCGCCGTGTTCAGCAGCCAGCGGAAGAAAAACACCGTGGGCGTGCCGTCCGCGTTTACGATCGACATCTGCGGCGCGAGTCCCGCGGTTCCGGCGCTTTGAGTGGCCGCCATTACCAGGCCCCCGCCTGCGCTTCGATCTGCGCGGAAACGATCACCCAGTTAACCGGGTCCGTAACCGAGATTTCAGGCACCCACGCGCGCCCGGAGCCGAGCTGATCGAATACGACGCGCCTGCCATACTGCCCCGAGCGCCCGGCCCGCGCGGTGAGGACCGAGGACCAGGTAGCGCCCGAGTCGGGCGAATAGCGCAGCATCATTTCCGGGTTTGCGCCCTGCGCCGCGGGATCGCCGTCGAGCCCGACGCCGGGCTGAACGACGATCTCGAGCCGCGAAACAAACATCAGCTTGTTTTCTTTCGCGATCACGGGCGCGATGCGCACGCGCCGGATCGCGCGCCCGTCTTCGGTGAAAACGTAAGCGTCTTCGCGATAGATTTTCCCGTCCGCGCCAACGACAAAGTGACGGCCGAAGGGCGAGACGCCGCCCGTCGCGTAGCAGTGGAAGCGCTGCACCTGCGCGTGATAAGCCCCGAGCGCTGAATCCCACGAGGCGCGCTCGTGCCACATATCTGTAGCAAGGTCGTAAATCCATGTCTGATCCGCGGCGGGAAACGTGAGCCGGTAGAAGGTGTGCCCCTCGCGGTGATCGGTGAATGCGATCGCGTCGGTATCTTCGCCGTAACGGGTCCATACGGATTCAATGGCGTGCGTGGAAACGCGCTTCGGGATAAAGCCCTCAGCGCGGTACACGCAGCCCGCGCCGTGCTCGTTTTCCCCGAACCACATCAGCGTATTGTCGATGCGCTGAAACGTGAAAGGCGCGCGGATCCCCTGCTCGATGAACGCGCCGGGTACGGGGTTAATCGGAAAATCCGAGGTGCCTATGGGGCCCGTATTCGCGTAGACCGCCATGCGCTTTGAGCCCGCCAGATACAGGTACTCGTGATCCGTAATGATCGCCTTGATCTTGTCGGCCGAGCCGTTATTAAACTGCACGTCATCCGCGGCCCAGGTAAAGCCGTCGTTAAGCTGCGAAATCTGAAATCCCCGCGAATCGGGCGTCAGCGCAATAAAGTAGCCGTCGAGAAACGCGGCCATCGAGGAACCGAGGAACTGGCCGGGCGTATTTGTGCCGCCGGGGTCGATAATGCCGCCGGTGATCTCGGTAAGCGCGTTACTTGAGAGATCGAAAATATAGCCCTTGCCGCCCGACGTAATCATGAGCTGCGGCGGCGTCTTCGAATTCGCGACAATCATCGCCGGGTTGCCGTCGTCGAGAAGAAAAACGGGCGCGGGGTCAGTGTCGCCCGGATGCTTCGCGTAGGTGCCGAACTGATCGAATTCGACGAGATATTTCCCGATCACGGCGAACTGGCGGCCGTCGATCGCGAACGCCGCGCGCCCGCTGCCGAGCGCCGAGGTGTCGGCGACGAGGGTAAGGCCCGGCGTCGGGTAATAGTTGATGAGCGATTTCCCCTTGCGCGATTCCACGATTTCCGGGTACCAGTTCACGAGCCGGTCGATCGACACCGCAAAGCTGCGCGCGGGATAAGTCTCGCCCACCATACCCGGATATTCCACCTAGCGTCTCCTGATGTAACTGTTGGTGCGCCCGTCCCAGTAGCCGCCCGTGACGTTCGGGAGTCCGGAGTCGAGCGTCATCACGGGCGCGGGCATTGCATTCGCGCTCTCGACGGCGAGGCGCGCTTCCTTGTAGAGCTCGATTACAACCGGATCGGGCGCGCGCCCGAAGCGCGGATAAAGCCGCCCGCAGAGCCCGTACAGCAGAAATTCGTAATAGCCGGGCGGGAAAACCAGATCGTCGAAGTAGCTCGAGGCCTGCGTAAGCGGCGCGCTCGCCCAGAATTCGATCTGGTTGAAGTTCATCGGCACGCCGAGGATATTGATCGTCCCGAATCCCTCGACCGGAGCCTCGGGCGCGCCGGGCGGGTCCGCGGGCGCGGGAATCGCCTGATAGCCGCCGTCATACCAGAGCGCGGTAGGCAGCGGCGTGGGCGAATTGCGAAACGACCACGACCGATAGCCGTCCCACTCGAGAACGTCCATCGGAATGTGCGGCGGGTTCGGCGAGCTCGTGAGGTCGATCATGTTCGCGCGCAGAATCGCCTGCGGCCGCGGCGCGTTGATATCGAGCGACGAATCGGGCCCGATCGTGTACGCCTGCTTCAACGGCTGCAGCGTGAAAGTGCGGTTAGCGACCGTGAGTTGTTTGAGCGGATCCGCGCTCGCGGTGTCCACTGAACCGATAAGCGCGCGAAATGCTGTTGTGGCCTGAGCGTCAGAGGGCGGGTCGGCCACGCCGATAATCCCGCACGTCAGAAGTGCTTCGCTGATGAGCTCAATAACAGTCATGCGCGCGCCCTCGGTTCACACGTTTACGGCAGCGGCGGCGGCGGCTGCTCGGGCACGCTGCCGCGGACGAAAGTACCCGGCAGCGGGTTTTCGCGGCCGACGGGTACGGGCGTCTCGACGCCTAACACGGTCTTGCCCGGCCTGTACTGCTCGAGGTTGTCGGTGCGCGCAATATGCGCCATCGGCTGCTCGACGGGCGGCTGATAGCGCAGCGCGCCCTCGGGCGTGAGAAATACCGCGCCGGTAAGCGCGATCACTTCCGCCTCGCTGGCAACCGGCACGGCGACATAGCCCGGCGGCACGTCGGTTTTCTGGTAAACCGTCGTCGGGTAAGTCACGATCTGCGGGTGCAACTGGCTCGGATGCAGCCCGAGCGCCGCTTCTTCGGCGGTGAGGAAGACGGGGCCACTGAGCATTTTCATTTCGGCCTCGCTCGCTACCGGCACGGCGACGTAGCCCGGCGGCACGTCGGTTTTCTTCTGGTACACGGTCGTCGGGTAAGTGATCGTGGCCGCCTGGTGTGTTGGTTTTGTCATTCTTAGCGTCTCCTTCTTTTCTCGCTCTCGACGGGCCACTCGCCCTCGTGGTGCGGTTTGTCTGACGGGTCGTGGATCTGCGCGGAGGGATCGCTCGGCGCGTCTGCGTGATGGGTTGATGCCTGATGCGCCGCGGGCTGCGGCTTATCCGCATCCGCGAACTGCTGCGGCCTGGCGGGCGCGAGCGCGCCGCGCTCGACCGCCTGCGCCGCAAGCGCGGCATACTGGTCGGCCGTGATTTTCGCGCCCTCGGGTACGGATTTTACGGCGTCGGCCGGCGTATCGTGCCAGTTGTCGCCGAGCGCGCGCTCGGCGTCGGCGTCCTGAACCCGGACCCAGATGTAGCCGGGGTTCTGCGTATGGGGCGTGAGCGGGTCGCGCGGCACGCCCTGGTATCTGATTTTCGGGTATGGAATTGCGTCCATATATTGAAGCTCCTTCGCGTCTCAGGCGCGCACGTCGCGTGCCTATCCCTGAATCCTCACAGCGCCGGTCGGGTACGGCACGCCGAAGGCGTAGAGCACGTCAAATCTGTTAATGAAATTGTTCGTGCGGCCTTCCCACTGTCTTGCAAAGCGCAACTGAATTCCGGTGTCGGCGTCGGTCGCATAGTACGTATCGGCGTTGCCGGGCTGCTCCTGATTGATGCAGGCCCAGGTAAACGCCTGCGGGCTCCACGCGATACCCTGCGGTGACTGCGAACCGGCCGCCCCGTCGAAGGTAATCGCGGCGTTCGATGCCGGCGCGGCGTCCACATTCGCGAATGCGCCCGAGTAGGTGATCGCGGGCGATACGGTGATATTGCCCGCGCCGCCTGCGAGCGTCGCGTCCGCCGTAACCGTGAAACGGCGCAGTTTGCCGTAGCTTGCGCGCGTCATCGGATTTACGGCGTTGACCGCGGCGAGCGTGAAGGTGCAGCCCGCTTTGACGGTTGCGCCCGCGGCGAAGCCCGCAACCGCGAATGTCGAGGAACCATTCGCGGGCACGCCCGAGAGCGTGCCGGCCGTCGCGACGCGGGTGCCCGCGATCTGCGTCCAGAGGTTCGCGGATTCGTACCACTTGAACCCGTAGCCCTGGCCGATCAGACCTTTTTTGTAGGTCGTCTCGACCGTGTTCTGCGGATTAAATATGGTCGCCTGCTGCGCCGCGAAAGCGACATTCATATCCGGCGTAATCATCAGGCAGTTGTCGGACGAATCGGGGAATCCTTCGTTGACGAGCAGCGCGCGCGCCTGGTTAATGATCTTTACGTCGGTCGGCGGCGTGCCGGGCGTGCCCACGCTGTTACCGACCGCGTTTTTCGCGATCTGCAGACAGTCGCGCTCGATGTTGTTCGCAAGCTGCGCCGCGGCCGGCGCGAGCACGCGCTTTTTCACGTCGTCGAGCTGGAGCGTCCACTCGGTTGAGGGGATATCCACATCGACGCCCTGCAACGGCCTGATAACCAGGCTGTAGGACGTTTCGGTATAGGCTTCCGGCGTGTAGGTTTCACCCGAGCGCCCGAGAAACCGCGCCGGGTAGCGCAGGTTAACGGCGTTGCCGGCCTTCATGCCTTTTTTGGCGAATAAATACTCGTTATCGCGGTTGACGTTGCCCAATAGCTGAAGCTGATTCTTCAGGATCATGAGCGTTTCGTTTGTGTAGACTTGCCACGGCTGGTACGCGTTCGTAGCCAAAGTATTTTTCTCTGATCCTCGCGAGCGGGCGCGCGTGTTTCATCGCTTGATCCCTTTCGCGGCCTGGCGCTTCGCCCATGCCTCGTAGGCTTTGAAGTCCTTCGGGTCGGGCATATCGTCGCTGCTGCCGCCTTTGCCGCCGAGCGGCTTTACAGGCGGCGGCGCTTTCGATGCGCTGGATTTTCGTTTTGGCTGAGGTTCGTCGCCGTCTTCGTTTTCGTCGTCTTTGTGTTTCGCGAATTGCGGCGGTTTCGCGTCTTTCGCGTCTTCGCCTTTGTCGCCTGCTCCGTCTTCGCCTTTGTCGCCTTTGTCCGATTCCGCCTCGAGGCGGTCTTCGATACGCCCGAGCGCGGCCGCCTGTTTGATCGGCGAAAGCGCGCGTATGCGCTCGAGCTCGTCCCTGTGCGTGGCGAGGTAATACGTCACGTCGGGCCCGCGCTCGCTCTCGAAGATGAAAACCACCATCGGATCGGAAAAAGAATTGTCATCGAGCCCTTTAAAAGCGTCGTTCCAGTCGGCGTAGCGGGTTTTCGCTTCGTCAACGCGCGCGTTATGAGCCTCGAGAACTTTCTTTGATTCCGATTCATGCGCGGCGCGCGCCCGTTCCTGCTGGCGCGCGGCTTCCCGCTCCTGAATCTTCCGGTCGGTTTTCCACTCGGTCAATGCTTCGACAAATTCGGAATAGGTCTTGAAATCTTCTTCTTTCGGGCGCGCGGGCGCGTCTTTCGCGGCCGGCTTCGCCTCGGCTTTCGCCGGGCCCTCGCCTTCCGCGGGAACCGCGGGCGCTCCGTTCGCCTTCGGCGCGCCGTTTGCGCGCGCCTCGAGGCTTTTGCGGAGCTCCGCTATCTCGGCGTCTTTCGCCCCGATCTCTCGGAACAGATTCTGTATCTTTCGTTGACGACGGTTTAGCTGCTTCTTAACCTCAGCCTGATCGCCGGGCGCCGAATCCGGTACGATTCCCGCGGCCTTTGCGGCTGCGACGGCGGCCTCGCGGCCCAATACCTTTTCGTTGTGCCCGAGCCCGCCGTCTTCAACGAATTTCCGGTATTCGCTGATATCCGAAGGAACGTCGCGCAACTCGGTATCGGTTGCCTGCGCGGTGTTATTGCTTTCGCTCATTGATCTCCTGCGGGCGCGCCCGGTATTCCCGGTTGCGCTCCGTTTTTGGTTGTCTTCAAAACTCCTATGCGCGCGTTCGGGTTGGCGCGCATGAAGCGATCGACCGCAGATGCGGCCTCGTGGTCAGCCGCCCGCACGATGCTAAGGATTTTTGTTGAGTCATAGATAACGCATCGTCGGATCGAGCCTTCTTCTTTTAAGTCGAATACTGACCCGTAGGTAATCACTGGCCGCCTCCCGGTTGTGGCGGCGGCGCGCCGTTCGCCGGCGCTCCGACGAGCGCCATCAAATCCTGATCGGTCGGAATCCGGCTGCGCGGCGGCCGCGCGGGCTGCGCGCCCGGCGCTCCCGGCTGCGCTCCCGGCGGGATTCCCGGCTGCGCCGGGCCGCCTGCGATCGCGGGCGGCGCGGGTTGGCCGTTATCGCCCATAACCGCGGCGAGCGCGCGGTCCTGCGCGCCCGTTGCGACTTCATGCGCCATCGCTTCATGCGCTTCCATGCGCGCGAGCATGTCGGAAAAGATGCGCGCCGCGGTCTGCGTCTTGGTATTGATCTCAGCCATCGCGAGCTGATTCGCCGCATTCATGCGCTTGGTTTCTTCCTGCATCTGCGCAATGTGGATCTTCGCCGCGTTGTCGCGCGCGTTCTGCTCGTTTTTGGCCTGCGTCTGGTAGCTCTCGGTCGCAAGCGTCTGCGTGAGCTGGTTCACCTGATCGACGAGCTGCTTATTCTGCGCGGCGAGCGCCGCGGCCGACTGCTGCAACTGCTGCACGTTGGTGTCGGTACGGAACTGCGCCGGCGTGAGTCTGTCCGCGATCTGGTCGCCGATCGGCCCGATGTCGAGCTGCTTTACAAACAGGTCCGACCAGAGCGGCAGCGATTCCGGACTCGCGCGCGCGAGCTGCCCGAGGTCCGCGGCCGCCTGCTGGCGCTGCGTCGCGTGAGACGGCTGCACGCCCACGGCTACGGCATAGTCGCCCTGCGATAAGTCGTAACGGGTCTGTTTTCCGTCCGGGCCGGTAAACAGCCGGTTAATGTGTATGAGTTCCTCGGCGTCGTCCGGGCGCACGATGCGCACCACGCGCGGCGCGTCGTAGATTTTCGGTATCAGGTCCAGCAGGATCCGGTAGCCGTGCCACATCGAGCGCAGGAAGTTATCGAAAAAGTGCCAGGTGCTCGTTTCGCCCTGCTGCTGCAGCAGCCCGATCGCGACGCCCGAATCCGCGCTCGGGTTTTCTTTGCCGCGCGAGGCGTCAAACAGGCCGGTAGTCGCTTTGATGTCCTCATTCGCCGCGGCCGCTCCGAGCGTGAGCGCCTGCGTCGCCGGTTCGTACTGCTGCCGTTGCGGCGGCGGCGCGGGCGTCCCGCCCACTACAACCGGGTCGTATTCGACAAACGGCCGCGGTACAGTGTTCATCTCGGACCACTGGAGTTGCATGGTCTTGAACTGCCCGAGTACGCCTATAAACGGGTTTTTCGGCGTCATCTGAATTACTTCAGCCTCGGCCGTTTTGTAGTAGTTATAGAGCTGCTGCGGGTCGAGCGCGAAGCGGATCGCGCTGAACAGGTGCCGCTCGCCCTCGACGTACTTCTCCTGTCCCCAGACCGGCACGATCGGGATATATTTGCCGGCCCACTCTTTCGGCTTACCGAGGATCTCGTGGCCGTTCACGTCATAGCGCCATACGCGCCGCACTTCGACTTCGCGGCCGATATGCTCGCCGTCCTCGTCTAAATCGGGCTCGAATCCCTCGGGTACGTCCTCATCGTCATAAAAGCCGCGGGTAACGCGGCCCTGCTCGTCGGCGTCGGGCGCGAGCGCGGCGCGGGCGATCGCGGCGAGCGCAGGAGGTATCATTCCCGGCTGCGGCGGCGCGGGCGCCGCTCCCGGCGCCATTCCGGGGCCGCCGGCTGCCGCGGGATTGGGCGGCGCACCCGGCATAGATGCCGCCGGGCCGCCGGCCTGCATGTTCTGAAGCGGCGGCGCATTGAGCGGGGCGGCGGCGGGCGCGGCGCCTGCTTCGTCATCCTCGGCGGGCTGCGGGATCCCGCGGTACATCCACAGCTTTTTCGTTTCCGGTTCTACCTGCCAGTATTCGGCGACGATGCAGTTATCGCCCTGCAGCCATGACGGCGCGCTGAAACCGCCGGCGGGCGCGAAATTCGTCTGCGCGGTTTCGGATTCCGGATAAAGCCGCTTGAATGCTTCCGTCGATACCGTGCGCCAGACAAACGCCCACATCGCGTCTGAGCAATCGACCTCCTCACAATCCGAATCCATCCGCACGGTCGAGGCGTCCTTGATGCGCGCGACGCGGATCTCCTGATTCGTCGATCGGTCGCTGACGTACTCGGTCGTGTAGCGCCAGTAGCCGAAGCCTGAACTAACCGCGTAATCGAAGGCGGTGTCGTAAGCCACGTCGGCCTGCGAGGAGTACTCGATATGGCGGATGAGCCCCTGATAAATTTCGGCCGTAACTTTGTCCGCGCCCTCGCCCTGCGGGCTCACTTTCGCGCCCGGCCGGTTTTTGCGCTGTTCGTTCGTCACCTGCGAGACGAACGGCGGCAGCTTATTAATCGTGAGCGCGGGGCGCTGCGCGTTGCGCCGCGCCTCGGGCTCACCTTCCGGCCACTGGTTGCCCGTTAAAAACCGGAGATCGCGCGCCGCGGCTTTGCGGATGTTGTCCTCGGACGCTTCAGAGCGCGCCCAGCGGTCGCGCGCGACGCGCAGAAATTCATCCGGATCTTTGACGGTCTTAGGCACGCCTGCGCCCCATGAGCGCCCGGAGCAGGCCCGTGCGGCCGCTTTTTGCGGCCGTGTCGCGGGCGTGTTTCCGCTCCATCGCGCGACCCTTCGGAGTCTCTTTGTTGCCCCTGAGCGCGCCGATTTTGTTCATGATGGCGTACGGAATTGAGGAACCCGCGCCGTACTCGGCCTGCAGCCTGCGCTCGAGAAATCTGGGCATTAACGCGCCTCCGCTTCAGTCAGAACTTCCTCGGCTACCCAGTCGGCGAGCCACAGCCGCGCGCCCCGGCTTTCGTCGCCCGCGGCGATCGCGTCGCGCGCCGCGCGCTGTTCGGATAAAACGCGCTCCCCGTCAGGCGGGGCGAAATCGAGCACCTGCTGCGAGAGCCTACGCGCCGCCATTTCACAGTATTTTTCTGAGATTTCGATCCCGATCGCGGCGCAGCCGAACGCGCGCGCGGCGACGAGCGTCGTCCCGCTTCCCATGAACGGGTCAATCACTGACCGCACGGCGGGAAACTGGCCGATACACCATTTCATGAGCGCGAGCGGTTTCTGCGTCGGATGCCCGACGCGCTCGGCGTTGGTGGCCGCAATCGACTGGACTAAATACCGGGCGTTCCGGTCCTGATTAGTCCAGGCGAATTCAAGGCCGCCCATACTCGGCGGGGCGTCCGGTTTGCACCATGCAAGCCAGCCGCGCGAAGGCGGCAGCGGGTAGTAGTTGCCGCCCCAGATCACCTGAATTTCTCCGTGCGGAAGAACTGACGTCAGATCGTCGAAGGTCCGGTCGTCCCAGTCGTCGGGCGCGTGGCCGCGGCGCTCCTGCCACTTTGTCGGATCCGCTGCAAATCCGATCCCGTAGGGCGGATCCGTCAGCAGCAAGTCGCAGGCCTCGATGCGTCCGAGTACTTCGCGGCAATCCCCGTGAAAGATCGAAATCCCGCCGTCTTCGTAATACGGCTTCATGACATCCAGCTCCCGCGCGCGGGGCGGTAAACGCCCGCTTCCGCATACCGCGCGGGCGCGATCGGCGCCACGCGCTGCGCGAACGTGAGCGCGAGCGCGTCCGCGTCATCGACGGGCGCGACGCCGCGCTCCTGCATTGCGGCCTTCGATTCGAGCAGGAGCGCGTTTGAGCGGTTCAGGTGATAGCCGGGACTCGTGAGATCCACCTCGAGCTTTTCGTCGTTGCGGTCAATTGCGCCGTGCGCGAGCCACTCTTTGAGCTCCGACCACATGTAGGAGCGCATATTCGCGAAGTGGTTATCGGGCGTCCGGGTCTCCCCAAAATTCACTTCCACAACGTTGTCGAAACCGAGCGTTTTCAGCCGTTCCACAATCGGCGCGCCGAAGGCGGAATCGACAAACAGCATGGCGACACGCTTTTCGGTCTCCCGCGACGCGAGTACTCGCGCAAGCGCCGCGATCATCACTTCGCGCGTACCGCTTTCGCCCGCGAGCCGGATCGGCGCGGGCACGTTCGCGCATGGCCGGGCGTTGAGCCCGCGGCGGAAGCGCACGACGTTCCACGCCTCGCCGCCTGCCGAAACGTCGCAGCCCGCGACCAGCGGATCGTCTGAGAGCGCCTCGACGGCGCGCTGCTGCGCGGCGTTGACGCGCCCGAGGTCGATGTACTGCAGCTCCGAAGCGTTTGGCGGCAGCCCGCGGACGCGGACGCGCACAAAGTCGGAATCCTCGCCGTAATCCTGAACCCATTGCGCGATTTGGTCTTTGTTAGTCCGCGAGCTCGTACGCGAGTCGATCGAGCGGTGATTCCAGCGCGGGCGCGCCACGCCGAAAGTAGCGCGGTAGAACATGCCGGTATTTCGCGTCGGATTCCCGAACATGAAAACCATTGGCTCGCCGTCGGTGAGCCCGCCCTCTGACGCCGTAAAAATGCTGTCCGGCACCGCCGAGGCTTCATCGAAGATGTAGAAGCTCGTCGAGGTTGCCGCGTGCTGGCCGTGGAACGCTTCGCTGTTTTCCTCGCGGCACGTCTGCGCCGAGCAAAACCATTTCGCCGGATACGCCCGGTGATACATGCGGTCGCCCGTCACCCGGAACCAGTGGCCCGTTATGCAAAGCCCTGTCCAGTGCTGGACCGCCGCCCATGTTTTTGTCTGCAACTGGATGAACGTATTCGCCGTTACCGTGCCCTGCGCAAACGGGCGCGTCGACATAATCCAGTCCACGAGCCACGCGACGAGCGTCGATTTCCCGATCCCGTGCCCGGACGCGGCCGCCATGCGCACCGCGGCGACGGCCATAGCGCCGGCGAAACCGCGTTTGCGCACTTCACGGCCGAGGTCGCGAAGAAAAGCCGTCTGCCATTCATCCGGGCCGGCTTCGTTCTCGAGGTGTCCGGGCTCGCCCCAGGGGTACGCCCACAGGACGAAACCGAGCGGGTCCGCGTAATAGAGGCCGACTTCTTCGGAGAGTGTGAGGTTTGCGGCCGCGGCCATCATGAGTCACACTCCCCCGACTCGCGCGCCTTCGCCGCCATGCGCGCCCGCGCCGCGTTTAACCGCTGCACAATCTCGATCGGGCCGCCGTGCGGGCCCGAGAGCTCGACCGAGGCATTCGCGCGGTATTTCTCCGGCATGAAGCCCGAGAGCAGCCGCAGCATGAGCGCGTCCGATTTTTTGTACACGCCGAGCGGCGGCGCGCCGGGCACGTCGCGCCACGCGCGCACCTCGGGCTCGCGGATCCCGCCGCGGGGCCCGATCACCGCCGGCGTCTCGACGTACTCCTCCTGCGGGTAAATGAAGCGGCCCTGAAAGATGTTGGGCTCGAAAACGCCGACCATTGCGCGCTCTACCGCTTCGTCCTCGAGCGCCTGCGCGGCGCGCGTCTTCGCCTGCTGAAACGCCGCGAAGTAGGCCGGGTCGTCCATCCATTTGTAGTGCTGGTGATGGTTGACGCCGGCCGCCTTCGCCGCCTGGCGCACTGATGCGAGGATTCCGTAGGCCGCGAGAAAAGCGCGCCGCTTGTCGATTGTGCGCGTCGGGCCCGATCTGGCGGGCTTCGTCTTTTTTTCTTTGACGGGCTTCGCTTTGGCGGCGCTCGTGCGTTTTTTGGCCTTCGTCGCTATGCTGCAGCCCTTCGGCCGAATACGTCGCCCGCGCCGATCTCAACCACACAGGGGCGGCCGAGAATCGCGGCCCGGATCACGAGCCGCCGCGGGCCCAGGCGCGTGATAACGCCTGTAATGCCGGCGAACGGGCCGCGCGCTACTGTCACGCTTTCGCCCTCGCCGCGGACATTCGCAAAGCCGCCGGTATTGCCGGGCATGACCGCGTGCCGGATTTCGGCGAGATCCTCATCGGCGAGCGGTCCCGAAACATGCGAAACGCCCGTTACGGCCACCAGTTCGCGCCTTTCGGCCCTTGCGAACAGGTAGCAGCGGAACAGCGGCCGCGTTACTGTGATGCGCTGATTACGGCGCTGTGAGGGGCGATCGAGAGAGGGGAAAAAAACCGCAATTCCTTTTGCGGTGAGGCGGTCGCGTACCTGAAACTCGGCGCGGCTCCGGGTGTGGATCGCATACCAGGCTTTTTGATCTGAAGCGCCGGTTTCCGGACACGCTACGCGCCCGCTGACTGCAGCCGCATGGCGGAAAACGGACACGCCTTCGTCCATTTATACACCAAAGCGCGGCCCGCGCGCGTCATCCTGCGCGTTTCAGTTCGTTCCGCCCTCGGCCGCGTCTGAGCAGCAGCCGCCGCGCCATGCGCCCGAATGCGCCTTTGCTCATCGCGGCGATTTTTTGCGCGATATCCTCGCGCGTGAGCGGAAGAATCATTTCGCCCGTTACCTCGTCGCGCACGAGGCCGCGGGCGATCTCCTCTTTCGGCCGCTTCGCCCGTCGCCGCGGCGGAAGCCGCCTTTGGCGCGCGCAGCCCGCGTGCCCGGACTGCGCTTCAGTCCGTTTAACGGCCCGGCCGCAGCGCGGGCAGAGGGTCCAGACGGGTTTCCTTCCGGCGTTGGCGTGATTCGCGTGCCGCCCCGAGCCGCGCCGTATTACGCGCGTACAACCGGCGTGCCGCGTCTGCGCTTCCGTGAGCGTTACGGATATACCGCAATGCGGGCATGGCACGAATATCGCTTTACGTCCGCGCCGCCACGAGCCCACGCCCGAAGGCATCAGCCGATCTCAAACGTTTTGAGCGGCCGCGCGCCGGTGTAATCCTGCTTAACGACGCGGGCGAGCACGTCGGGCGCGAGCGTTTCTTCGAGGATTTTAAGCGTCGGGCGCGCGATCTCCGCGTAGGCTCTCAGCCCGAGCGCCTTAATCACGGCTTCGTAGTCAACCGATGAGTGCCACGCGCGCGGCCCGAGCGTGGCGAAAAAGCGCGCGCCGCGGGCTTCAAACGCCTTCGCCGCGGGTTCCTTTTCGTAGTGCCGGCGGATCAGTTCGCGCAGCGTTTCGGCGCGCCGGATTTTCGCGCGGGCTTCCACCAGTTCGGCCTCGAGCGCGCCCAACTCGTCGACGTGCTGCGCGAGCAGGACGGCGGGATCGCGCTCGACGACTGCGAGGCGCGGCGCGCGTTTGGGAGCGGGCGGCGCCGCGGCGGGTTTGCGGGCGGTGCTCATTTGGGTCGGATTATACGCGAGGACCGCCGCAGCGGTGGCGTCGGCTCAGAAAGCTCAGAAAGCTCAGATAGCTCAGATAGCTCAGAAAGCTCAGAAACATCAGAAACATCAGAAACATCAGAAACGCTCATACAGTCGTAGTCGTCGAGCGATGGTTTCCGGGTTCGCCGGCCGTAGTAAGGCGCGGGAATATCGGGCTGGCCGATCGGCGTCGTGTTTTCGCAGGCCATACACGCGCGAATGGATGCCAGAGAGAAACCGCGCGGCGGCGGCTCCGGCGGCCGCGCGTGCTCTTGCCATTTCTCGCGGATCTTCGCGAGGTGCTCGCGGCGTTTGCGTGCCTGGTTTAAGGACTTGCGGCGCGGCTGTATTACGGGCGGGCCCCACCACACCCGCAACAGGTCTTCGTTCCGCTGCCGCAGCGCATCTGCGTACTGGCCGGGCATAAAGCGCGCCGGATAGCGCAGATTGACGCTTCCGCCGGCTGTTCCGTCGTCATCCAGTGTCACGTAGGCATAGTGAATACCGGGAAACATCCGGTCGGGCACTGCTTTAACGTCCATAACCGCGCTGCAGTGGACACACATAACGGAGACGCCTTCCTCCTCGGCGATCCCCCAGTGCTCGCCCGAAAGCGAGCGTACTTCGGTGATCCGCGCGCCGCAGTTAATGCAGGGAAACGGCTCGATCTTTACGTAATCCGCTTTCAGATTGCCTGGATTGTACGCGAGAGCGCGGGTGTCGATTATAATCGACATACGCAATTCGCGATATATACCGCGCAATGCGCACGTTTCGGAGGATGGACCATTGAAAAACGCGCTCACGATCGAGCCCGGCTGGCTCGCAAAGGACAAAGCCGCGAAGCTGCTCGGGGTCAGTATCCGGCAGCTCGAGAACCGCGCCGCCAAAGGCGAAATCCGTAAAAACACGCTGCCGCGGCAACTGAACGAGCGCGCGGCGCGGGTGCTGTACTCGATCGAGGATATCGACGCGATCCGCGCCGGGCGGCCGAATCGCTACGGCGAACCCGCGGCGCCAAAGCCGTCGCTCGCCGTCGTGGGTAGCTCACCAGGTGAGCCACCCGCCGGGTTTGTCGCGCAACTCGCCCAGCTCATGCGCGCGCTGCCGCCGCCCGCTGAAAAGCCGAAGCTGAAGCGCTGGCTGACGGTGAGGGAAGCTGCCGAGTACTCCGGGCTGCCGGCGCGCTGGCTGGCTGAGGCGGCGCGGGCAGGGAAGATGCGCGCGCAGAACGTGGGCGTTAAGCGGGAACGGTGGATGTTCCCCCGCGAGGGGCTACGATGAAATTTGCATGTGTAGGCAGGGGAACCGAGCCTATCATGGGCCGGGTTGAAACAGACTTGCAATCCTGCGGAGAAATCTGCAGACCCGCCCATTCCAATCAGCGCCGCGCTTCCGTTCGCCCGGCGTCCGCAGGCGTTCCGGCTCCCGAAAGAATTCGTCCATTTCAGCGCCTCCGGTACGTTTTTACCAGATCCCGGCAGCCAAGCCACAGCAGCGCGCCGAAGGCGACGGGCGCGAAAACCGCGCAGGTAATCACGAGGCGCACGTTTGCTACTCCTGAGAAGTGCTCGGCATCCCGGCGCAGTTCGTCGTAGAACCAGTCGATAAAGCGCTCGGCCATCTCATGAGCGTTTGCGCGTCCGCATCAGGTCATCATAGCGGCGGCGCAGCGCATCGTAACGGTCGCGCAGCCGCGCGTAAACCACAGAGAGCCCGACGCTGTACGCGAGCGAAAGCAGGATGCCGGTATCGACGCGCGAGAGCTTCATATCGCCGTCAGCGCCGGAATGGCGGCCCGTAGCCCGCCGCGCCGGCGAGGATATAGATCAGCCAGATCACCACCAGCACAATCACGACCACGCGGATGATGTTGGCGAGCTGCGCGTCGATCGGCAACTGGCGCAGCAGCCAGAGGATCAGCCCGACGACGATCAGGACGATCAGGATCCAGAGCAGGAACGCAGGGAACATATCAGCACCTCGGTCGGGGTGGTCGGATTCTACCGTCTCGGGCGCTCAGGGTCAACGCTCTAATCCCGCCCTTTGCCCTTCCGGGCGGTCGTCCGCTTCCCGGCACGCCCCGGGTGTGCCGGAATCCCAAGGCGGTCGGTCGGAGCGCGCTGCGGCTGGCTTTTCGGCTGCGGTTGCCCGCGGCGGGCTGCGCGATTCATGGATCAGCCGGCCGGTCGGCGCGTCTGCCTTCGGGATTGGGTAAGGGAGCCCGCCGTCAGGCGGTTCGTTATGAAGTGGGGAGCAGCCGCGGGAGCGGCATCCTGTTTTCCACAGCGCGGAGCGCTACAGATACCTCCTGAAGTCCATCAGGACTAAAGCCTTATAAGGAAGATATGGTATCGGGTACCGTATCTGATCTGGTATTGAGTTCTACATCCTGATCTGGTACGGAGTCACGTCCGGAGCGCTGTGAATATCCCGGCGAGGTCATGGCGCGGGTCATTGCGCGGGTCACTAGCGGGTCATCAGGGCGTTTTGCGGTTCTACCGGCGTAGTTTATGCGCGGCTGCGCACACTTCGGATTACAGCGGGGCGGGGCGGGCGGATTGTCGGGAAGGGAAGGGCGGCGCTAACCCGTGCGCGCGTGCGGTTCGGGCGTCTGGCGCAGGAGCGCCGCGGCGTAGCCCGGCAGCTTCTTCAGGAACCATCCGGCCGTGGGCTTCGGGTACGCGGGATTCGCCTTGTAGTCGCGCGCGATCGCAAGGATCA